TCGTCGCAATGGCAAGCCCAAGGAACCGTTGCGAATTAAAAGGGGGAAAAAGTCAATATTCCTACCCTATACCACGAAAAAAATCTTCAACCTCACGCAATGAAAATGCCAAAATGTAAATACCTCCCGCAAGATTTAGTCGGTCCTCAAAGTTTTTCTGTGCTTCGGATTGCTTCGTCGTGCATTTTACTTCTATGCACACAATTTTCCCCCGAACGACGACAATTATATCGGGGAGTCCTTTCGGCGTAAACTTAGGAAGCGAGCGGAAGCGCATATTTCCCGAGCCACTCTTTGCGAACACGGGGACGTTATTACTGCGCCAAAAAAGAAAGCCGTGGCCCTGTAGCCATTCGCATATTTCCCTCTGTATGTCTTTCTCTAGGATTTTTTTTGTCATTTCCTTTTCCCCTTTCGGGGCGTGGCGTTCGTTTTCTTGCGACTTTCCCTTTAACCCCCGTGCCGTGTTTTTGCGTAGCATGCCACCGCTTCACATAGTTAGGGGACCACTCCGACAATCCTTAAAAACCACTAAAAAAATTGTCGGAAAGGCACATCGAGCGCGAGGACGTTCTCACTTTCCTTTCTCTTGAAGTCAATGCGGGGCGACCTTTTTTATACCTTCGGCGGGACGCGCTTTTCTATACCGCGAAAGGGACGGTCTATATTTATACCGCAATGCCTATCCGAGAAGAATAAAAGCATTTTTTCCTCGTTCTCAATGTGCCTCTCCGACAATCTTTTCTTGTTTCAAGGATAGCATGAGCAGGAAAATCGGTCAATTTGACTTTGTGGATAACGTGTGGATAACTTATTCTCCCTCATTTTCCCCCTCTTCCGAGTCGTCCCCAGTGTTCATTGCCTCCGCGCCTATTCCTATTTGATGAAATATACCGCACTCTTCGCAGTCTTCCCTAGGCGGGGGTACTTTTTTCGACCTAAGCGCATGCGAGTCGTAATAAGCCCAGTCGTCTTTCAGCATAACGTAAAACGCGACAGGGATTATTGAGTCTATCCTTTGCTTTTCGAGTCCGTAAATATCGACCGACCACTCAATATATATTCCGAAGTTCCATTTTTTACTACTGAAAATCTTTTTGACCATCTTCGCTTCGTGTATCAATCTTCGAGCCATGCTGTCAATCTGCATAATGTTCTGCGTCAGTATGTAAAAATCTAGTCCCTCATGTCTGCCTTTCTGTAAGAGTTGCCGAAACTGGACGGGCGTTTTTGTCCACATTCTTGCGTCAAGAATAAACTGCCCTTCGTCAAAAACAACAATCCCGTCTTGTAACTTAAAAATTACTTTCCAATCTTGCGTTTGAAAGTAGTGATAATTTTCTCTCTGCTCGTTGAGGTGTAGGTTCGTGTAAACCTGTAGCCCCTTGTCGAGCCAGTATCGTATTTCTCGGGAAGCCGTTGCGCTTTTTCCCTCCCCGACCCTGCCGACCTTTGCCGTAATCATAAGTCCTTTTTGTGATTATGCCAAAAAGACGTATGATACATGAGTTTCCAAAATAAAACTATCGCAAGGACGGCAAGAAGAAAATCCATATATTATTTCGGTTGTTTCCAATGAAAAACCCAAGCGAAGAAGTCGAAGATAACAATCCCGATAATTATATAGAAAACGATAACGAGTATTTGATTCAAAGCCGTGCATACTCCCGAAACAAAAGAACATGCGTTCGCGGTCTGTACCGAAAAGAAATTGAAAGATTCCGTAAGCCCCTCGGGAAGCCCGTTATAGGCGGGAAGTTTTGATATAATGTAACTCAAAAGTGAGGTTACAGCATTGAGAAGAAATCCTAGTATCATACAAGATTCTCTGCGCGTCTTAGTACCCACACAATAAAGATAAGCCAAACGGCCCCACCGAGCGCGAGTTGGATAAAGTTCCACCAATCAGGACCGATTGTCGCCTGTATCACGTTCGCGGAAAGTATCGTGAAAGAAGACGTTGCGAACATGGGATTGTTATCGTCGAAATTGAAACTTGCGAGGCTTATGGATATAGTTGTTGAAGCGGTTGAAGAAGCGAAGTTTGAGAATAATCCCGCAATGTCGTAAACGTATCCTATCGGGGAAGTCGAAGCGAAAGAAAGAGAACGAAAAGCAAGCCAGTCCTCCGCGCTCGGGAGAAATGCCCATGCGAAAGCGTTACCGATGCACGCGCCAATGTCCGTTAGTCCGCACTCGGGATTTACGGGGGGGATAGTTGCGTTACAATAGGGATTATTCGGTCCACATATTTGATAGGCAGGGGGCGACCCCGTTGTAAAAGTTGTGAAATATGAAGCACCATAATTTGCCGAAACTACCGTTCCAAGTTCCCACTGTCCCGACCCGAGATAATTATATATATATGCAGGATACTTTGTGGGGTTTTCAGGAGTAAATAATATCGTGTTATTTGTTACGTCTTCACTATGAAAAAAGAAAGACAGCGTGACCCCTGCGGAAGCCTGTAAGGCGGGGGAAAAAGTAACCGTTGTTGTTGCCGTGTCATTTGTTGAAAGGTCTACCGTAACAGAAGTTGAAGTTCCATAAGCAAGCCTGTTTTCTATAGGATTCGTGCTTCCCAAGGTTGCCGTAACAAAAATTGTTTCACTTCCTAGTCCTCCGTTATCAAAAAGTACAAAAGTAAAATTGTCCACCTTATGCGTCGAAGTTGCGATATAGGAAAAGGCCGACTTGTTTACATACTCGTTTCGGTTGCTGTTTGTTACTCCGACAGGTTGCGCGAAGTTTTGGACGGGAATGTAGTCAGCGTAAGAAAAAAACGGAAACAGGAAAAGAGCAATTGTCCCGAGCGCAATTTTTTTTGCATTGAGCATATCCCATACTCGGGTGAGGCAACCCGAGCAGGGGGCATGCCCCATGCCCGCCTTTACACCCGACCTTTCGGCGCGTGCATTGCTTTCCTGATTGCCCAGTACAGGAAGAAAATGCCGACCGCAATGCCGACCGTCACGACCAAGAGTCCGAAGACGTTGGTGATGAGGTTGCTTGCGACCGACAAAGCAAGGTCCGTCGAAGATGCAAGCGTAGCAGTTGAAATATCCATAAGAATATTTTTTCCTAATAAAAACTACATTCTACTACTAGGCCAGAATGTAAGCACTACTGCGACGACCACCCCGAGTATTAAACCCGAGGCCACAGCATGCGAAAGGAGATTTTGCAAGAGTATACTGGTCATACCCTAGGATAAAGTATACTCTTTATTTGCGAAGCGAACAACCGCCAGAAAAGTACGAAAGCAAAGCCCGTGAAAAAAACGTAAAGCCAATAATCCGCTTGCACTTGGAAACCAAGCAATATATCCGTTGTAGTTGCGTTTATCATTTTTTTTTTCCTGTTTTTATCTTGGCAGTTTTCAATAGGCGTTCGGGGTGCCGTAAATGGTATGCTTTTCTCTGTCCTCGGGGTTTGTGTTTGTGCGACATTTTTTATCTTTTCGCTACCCATATAATGAAAAATGCGACCGCAAGGAAAGCATAAAAAGCAAGGAAAGGAAGTTGCGCTATACTGTCCTGATGTAGTTCGTCTACCACATTTTGATTTACTGTCACGCAAGAGGAAGAAGCATACTGAAAGGGGTTTTGATTGCTCGAACAATTCCCAAGCGCACACATAGGATTGTTTAAGTTGCAAGTTGTTGTTGAAATCATTTTTTAGTCTAAGTCCGTTCTTAATATCCTAAACTCTTCGGGAAATCTCTTTCTGTCTTTTGTTTTTTTTCTATATCTTTTTACAACAGCAAGAAGTTTCCCGCTCTTTACTGCCCTCCTATGTCTTTCTTCATGAGAAAGTTTTCTAACCGTCACTGAAAACTTTCCCTGCCGTATTGCCCAATAGAGGAAGAGAATACCGACCGCAATGCCGACCGTCACAACAAGTATTGCGAAAAAATAAAAAATCAAGTTGCCCCCGACCGACAAAGCAAGAAGCGTTGAAGAAGCGAAAGTCGCGTTTGATACTGTCCACCCTGCGACCGCTTCTATAATAGTAAAAATTGTCGAGGCACCTGTCCCCTCAAAGTAGTACGGCTCATCCCCGACTTCGCATGCGCCAGAAAATCCGACGATTAGCACGCCTTTTACGGGGTCAGGAAGTGAAATATCTGGTTCGTTGACAATCCAAGTTCCACTTTTTTCTGTAACAGCGTCAGCACAAGTAGGGGGAAATATCGGGTTGTAATCGTCGTCGAGCGTTATGTAATAGCGGTCTACGCTTCCACTCATGCCGAAGTCCGACTGAATATTGTCGAACGACCAAGTTATTGTCACGGGTGCTTCAGCATTTCCTGCGCCAATCGGGGACCGAGAATAAGTTATCGAAGCAAGAGCCGATAAGGGAAAAAGCACGAGCGCGACCGCACTTGCCAAAATGATTTTTTTATATTGCATTTTAGGGTGTGGATAACTTCTTTA